GCTCTGGGGATCGGGCCGGTGTATTCAATATCCAGATCGGCATCTTGCAGACCTTCAGGTGGAGCGGGTAGTTGTCCGGTACGGCCCAGAATACGGTAGGTGGTCTGGATCAGCGGGTCGAGCAAATCAGCCTGCAAGCGGCCCAGCGTCGGGGCAAACATTTCCATCATCTGCTGTAGTCGAGCCAGAACTTCGGTAGCGGTCATGGCCGGTGATTCTTTCAAATCCAGCTTGTTGATGAAAAAGGTTTCCTTGATGGAGTTCTGAAGCCGTTCGATTTCAACATCAGACCACGCCATCGGGTTGGGCGGCAGGAGCCTGTCGAGTTCATCCATGTCCGTCACCACCGTCAGTCCTGCATCGGACATGTCAAGGTCGCTGAGCAGCCCGCGCTCGGTCGTCTTCATCGGCGGCTGAACTTCCTTGATCCGCGCCTCTGATGTGGATTGCACCACTTCGTTCAATTGCAGGATGTCGGACAGGCAGATGAAAGCGGGTGAATGACCCCAGCTTGAGCCGGATACTTTCTTCCAGCGCACCACGAAAGCGGGCATGTTGTAATAGCCGCCCTTGTCCAACTCGGTGGAATCTTTGTGCAGGATGTATTTATAGCCATACGGCCGAGCCTCTGGTGCACGGGTTCCTTCGACATCCTCGTCAATGTCATCGCGCTTGTAGACACAGAAGACCACATCGAATTTCTCATCGACGTTGACCGAATCATCACCCTTCTTGGCTTTGATCAGATGATCGAAATCGTGGTCAGGGAACTTGTCCTGTAGTTGCAGGATGGTGTATTGCAGTCTGCGATAGATGCGTAACACATTATCATCGGCCCCCATTTCAAAATAGGCATCACGAATCGGGATGGTGGTAAAAGCCAGACCTTCCCAATTCTCATCGCTCAATTCTTCCTCGAACACAACCGCCGTGCCGAAGCTGCACAAATCGAGATACGCTTCTGCTATCTCCATGTTGAAGTCGGATTCGAGCAATGCCTGCCAGATGTTGTTCTGGACCGTCTCCAGCCACTCCTTCGCGCCCTGCTGGTCGTTCAATTCCTCTTTGCGAAAGCGTAAATCAAACCAGCGAATGCTGGGGCTGGTCAGGTTGGTGTGGATTTTTGAGGCCAGCGTGTCACAGGCAACCACGGCTGTTGAATCAAAGATGTTTCTTCTGCGCCACTCAACTTCCAACATTGAACTTAATGGCTTAAAGAACTCGCCCCTGTACGGAACAACATACTTTTCAATGACCTGGTAGGTATTGTCCAGCGTCTTGCGTTGTGATTCCAGCGCATCAAAACGCTGTCGGACCATTGTGGCTTCCATAATTATCCTGCCTTACGTTCTTCTTCTTCCCAACTGATGAACCCTTTCGGGCGGCGTATCCACTTGCCATCCTCATCCCAGTTGGAGAATATTTTCGGTTTACGAGGTGGGTCTTGCTCTGGCGTTATTTCAGGCATTTGCGGCGCGGCCTCAAGCGGCACTGGCTTGAACTCTGATTGATGAACAAGGTCAGCAGCCACTAGTTTGGCAATCAGTTCAGGGCCTTTCCCCGCACCCCCCAGATTTCGTGCCGCACACTCTTTCTTGAGTTGCGGATAAGTGAAGTTCAGATAGTTCATGCTTCTCTCGCTTTCCTCAGCTTATCGAAATGCACTACCTGATCCTGACGATATTTTTCCTTGGACTTGAGCAGCTTGGCCTTGGCCTCGCCGTAGGGATTGTCGGATGCCTTTTTGACTCGTTTCGATGCTTGCTTCGCTTTCTTCTTTGCCATGACTTACTCCTTATATATACAGGCTAGTATGTTTTGATGACTCTGGCCTTCCTGCCGAGCCTTCTGTGGCCCCCCATTGGGACTCCGTATCTCGTTATCATCATTGCACCGTAACGTACTGCATCCATGATGTCATCGTTCAATTTCACAATCTTACCATTATCTCTGTGGTAAAGACGCAGTTCACGGAAAAAGCCGGAACAGTCGTTGATGACCTTAAACCTATCGGTTCGCATTCGGTCATAGATTTCCGCTATCCCCGGTTCCACGCTGATGCTGCCATCGGCGTTTTTAAAATCTACGGTATTTTTCAACCCCGCTTCAGAATAGTATTGCCGTACCGTCTTACCCGAACCTTTTTCCCGGTTGTCAATATCGTGCGGAAAAACACAAGGGGCAAAGTCGAGATAGGAGTTGGCTGCTGCGGCATGAACCGCTGCGGCTGAGTCGGCTTCTGAGTACGTTCGTAGTACATAAATTCGGTCGATTTCCGGATCATAAGCCAGCCATACGATTGCAGTGGGGTGATTGATGCCGATGTCTATGGCGCGGATATAGCGCAGATACGGAATCGAGGTAATGGGTTTTCCGTCTTCGGTGATTGGTGAGGTACTGATGCGTGATTCGGGGATCGCGTAGACCAGACCGGAACCAAAATAGGGTACGCCCTTGGAGCGCATTTCCCGCTCGTGGTCGGGGATGCCCTGAAGAATTGTCGCCTGTAATTCATCTGTCAGGTGGGGGCATTCAGACCATGCAATGGGGCCGATCAGGTGTTGGGAGGACTCTCTGAACTCCATGAAGTTCGTCACCAGCTTGGTCGCGCCCAACTCCGGAGTCATCGTGTATCTGATGCGACCACCGTGGCCCAGATTACCCGTCATGGTGCGTACAACCAACTGGCCCACCAGTTCGTCCGGCGGGCATTCATCAACCCAGACACCATCGAGATTGGTTCCTGCAAAACTCAAACTACCCTGTCCGGTCTTGCTCTGGGTATAGGCTCGCAGGCGGCACATGGAACGCCCGAATTTAGACGTGACTTCGATTGATACGGCTAAATCCGTAGTGACTTTTGACCAGACGATACGGCCTATTTCATCTCGGTGAACCCAGCCACCGGAGAATGTTTTCTTGCCTTTGCGATTTTCACTGACGGTGCCGAACAATTCCTTTTGCACCACATCCTTGACCTGCTGATTGTCCACTCCGGATACCAGGAAATTAGGCGCATGGGTATATCTGTATCCCTGCCATTGTGGTGGATAGTCTCCGGTCAGATCACAGGCTGTGTGATAGCCTGCCGACATCGTTTTGCCGGTTCGATTTCCAGAAAGTATCATTATCTGGGTGGCTAGTGAATTGAACCCTTCCTTTTGCCAGTCGTACCAGTCATCCCATTTCCAGAAGTCGCGCTTGTGTTCATCAATCCACTGCTTGCGGGCAATCATCGCCAGCACCTTTCTCTCCAGTACGGCGAGTTGTTCAGGAGTGTGTTGTTGCTGTGCGCTCAAATTCAGTAACCGGACTTACGGGGTTTTCTTTTCTTGGCTGCTTTCTTTTTCGGTTTTCTTTTATGCATCGGCATTTCTATTTCTCCTTCATGTTTTCACGGGCCACACCAACCCGTTTCTCATATGTTCTCAATCCGCCCAAACCCAGCATACCGAGCAGAACGGTCATGAGTTCTCCGGTGTCGAGTTGGGGAGCGGTTGAGAGGTCAATGGCTGTTTCTGGCAAAAGGAAGGATACCCATAGTAAAATTGGATGTATGATAAAATTCCAAGCAAGGGATATACCACATATCCATCCAACAGCAGGTCGCCATCCTGCAACAAATAAACTCGCATGTTTTGCCTCCACTTTATTGATTTCAAGTTGACCCTGAACCAGCCCGGTCATGGCAGTGACGATTTGAGCCTCGGCCTGTTCTCTGGCTTTGGCTCTATCGTTCTTATTTGGGATCAGGTTGATCAGGGGTTCGAGTATTGGGCCAATCAACCCGGAAATGAGGGCTCCAATAGCCATTACGTTACTCCGTATTCGGCTATCTGGCCTGCATAGACGTACTCTGCCTGCTCCAGTTCGGCGATTCGCTTCAGGTGTTCCCTGTCTATCTCCCTATAGGAGTCAATGTCGTGTTCCAGTTCCTTGATGCGGCAATAAGGACAATGCGTATTGTTGATATACAGTACAGCGTGGGCAATGCACATAGAAAATGTTTCCGCTTCCAGTTCCTTGATGCGCTTTTTCAGCAGGACCGTGCATTCCCAACAACCCTCTTTATCGTGGTCGTGCTCATTCATCAGATCACCAGTTCACCACAACATAAGCCATCAGGTTCTCCCGAACCCGGCTAACTGTTGTGCATGGTCATACCGTGCCTTCCATAGTTCCCAATCTGCCAGAGCCTTATCCCGTGCAGCCCAGTCCTTTTGCTCCGCCTGATAGCCTTCCATAGCCTCAATCAGAATCGGGGCGATAGCATCGCTGATCATTTTGTAAGCAGTC